ACGTCCTCGACGACGTCGGCGAGGGAGCCGCTCGACGCGATGCCACGCGCGACCGCCTCTCGCATCTCGGGGATCGACGAACGAAAGACCGCGACGACGTCACCGATCTGGCCGTTGACGATGGCATCTAGTTCCGCCCTCGCCGTGACCGACAGCGTCGATGGGGCCTCACCTAGCACCCTGCCCACCGCCTCGATGGCCCGCTGGCCTGTGAGGTCTCGGAGCGTCTCGCCCTCGATCTCCAGCCGCGCACGCACCTGCGCTAGCACGGCTGCGCTGGTCTGCGCCTGTCGACGCACGAGCGAGTCTTCACCCGGCATGGTGTCGAGGCGCATAAGGATGCGCATCAGGTCCCGCTCAAGCGCCGCCTCAAGGCGCCTGAGGTCCTCGACAGCGGCGTCGGCGATGACACCTGCAGCGTCGGCGCCGCTCATGCGTCGTCGTCCTCAGCCGGGGCCACCGGCGTCGTCTCGCGCGGCGAGGTGAAGGGCGAGCCGACAAGCGCACCCGGCAGCCCACGAGCGACAGGTGCCGCCGGCTTGCTCTCTTCAAGGTAGGCCAGCGCCTCTGCACGATCCGCCGACAGGCCCAGCATCACACGCGCGTCGGCGTCGTCGATGATGCCCGCCGCCTTCAGGTCGAGCACGCGCTGCGTCTTCGCGGCGTCGTCTTCGTACCCCTTGCTGGCACCGAGGGTGACGACGGGGGTCGCGCCATTGAAGGAGGCCGGGGCCGTCGGCGAGAATCGCTCAAGGAGGTCGACGACGATCGGGAGCATGACTTGCTCCTCAAACCGCTTGAAGACAGGTCGCGACTCCGCGACGCGCTGGTCGTGTGGCGCGTTGGCGATCAGCCTCGACACGCCCGACTGCGCAGCCCCAGGCTCGACAGCGTAGGCGTCCGGCGAGTTGCCGCGCGAGACTCCCAGCTCCTGCAGGTCTCGCGTCGCGCTGGCCTCGATGGCGTCATGGTCCGCGCCAGGGACGAGATAGGACAACGACTCGCCGGACCCGATCTGAATCATGGCATCGGGACCGACCACGAGCTCGTTGGTCTCTCGCGTGATCCCGACGTAGACGCCCTGCGCATGGGCCTGCATGTCGACGACGTGCTGTCTGTTGCTGCGCGCCACGTTGAGGTGGTCGACGTTGCCCGCGACGTCGCGGTCAGGCTCTGGCCACAGCCCTCCCGTCGGGGATTCGGCGCGCAATAGCGCGCCGGGGAATCGACCGGGGTAGACCTCTGACGGCGTCGACGTCTGCCCGTCTTCCGATAGTCGACGATGTGACCACGGCGTGAATGACACGAGCGTGCCCATCGCGTCTTCGGTGAACCCGCGCGACCACACCCACCACACATCCGACGCCACCGACGTCTGCTCTCGGGCCTGCCGAATAGCGACGAACCACACCGCCTCGGGGTCATCGGGGGCCGATGGGTGATTGATGCTGATGACGTCGTGGGGCCAGTACAGATGCGCCACGACCTTGCCCACGTCCGCCGACGTGACACGCCGGTAGCCCAAGAGCACGAACACCGACCGCGCACCGGTATGCATCCGACGCTCGGCCTCGGGCATGAGCACGTCGGCGCCCATCTGGTCGAGCGCCTGCGCAAACGCCACCGCGCGAGGGTCCTCTTCGTCGAGGGGCTCGCCCTCGTCATCAACAAGCGCACGCACCGCTGGCGACGTGTAGACGCCGCTGTCCTGCCTTGCGAAAAACCGAAGCCAGTTGACGGGATCGACCGGCATCTTCTCGCCGGTCCTAGGGTATGCACGTCGCAGCGCCGACCGCACGATGCCCGCTTGATCGCCGCTGTAGCGCACGGCAAGGCCCCTCACGACGCTGTCGAAGTCGGGCGCCCGCTGTCGTCGGCCCGCTTCGAGGAGGTCCCGGAGCTGCTCAGGCTCCCACACGCCCGCGTCCCTGCGGATCTGGGTGATGACTGCATCGGATGCGGTGTTGAGCGTAAGCATGGGCGCATCCTAGCACGCTGGACAGGCTATGTAACCCGCCCCCATTCATCGCTCACGCCCTCGGCCACCGGGGTAGCGTTGGCCCGTGGGCGATGCACCGGCCATTGCCAGTGACAGAGGTATCCGAGGGCGTCGATCCCGTGATCGATGTCGCCGCGCTTCTCGGGCTCGCCGGCCTTGTCGAGGGCCTGCGTCTCCAGGGCACGCGCAAGGACAGGGGCCTTATCGACGTCGACGGTGACACGCCGGTCACGGAATAGCACGTTCAGCGTGTTCACCCTGTCCATCACGGGCGGATTGCGCGTCCCATGAACGGCCTTGAAGCCGGCCTGAAGCAATAGGTGGACGTCGGACTTCGTCGACGTCGAGCGCAGCGCGGTGCCGCTGGCGTCGACAAAAGCCTTAACTT